AGCGGTTTTAAGCCGAAGGGCTTCTTTCTCAGCTTGCGGATCAACACCGTAAGCATTGGCGATGTAACCAAGTGCGATGTCGTGGTTTTCTTCGTCTTTGACGTTTGACACCAATACTTCGCGTGCCAACGCTGGTACTTCAGAATTGAGGGCATTGGTGATAAAATCTCCCACAGGTAGTTCCATATGTCGCAATGCAAGAGCACGGAAGATTGCTTCCTCCGCGCCCTGCTTGCATGTACCAGCAGTTGTCTGTACTGGTGTCCATTTGCGCTTTCGCGCCATTAGTTTCTGATAAGGGTTCATTCTGCACAATCACATTGAGGTTCTGGTGTGTCCTCAAGCAGGCTGTTCAGATAATCATCGACTTCACTCTCTTCGAGAGCAGCATACGCGCTTGACTTATCTTGAACGTCGCCCATAACTTGGAGACTATAA